TGTAGCCGGAGCCGGTGCTGATCGTGCCGGAGTTCAGGCCGATCGTCAGGTTCTCCAAGGTGGACTCGGCCAGGTTGGTCTTGACCTGCACGTCCCGCTGGGTCATCTTGCGGCCGATGATGTCGGCGATCTGGTCGACCGCCATCGTGGCGAACTCCTGGTTGAGCATGATCGTCGAGCCGTCGTCAGTGAAGCCGGCGTCCGTCCACGCGGAAGCCTGCGGCGCCTGGTTGACGGCGGCGCTGGTGGGCTCGGTCGCCTGGTACAGACCCGTGTAGAGCGAGGCCGCACCCATGATCACCTGGTAGGCCAGCTTATTGGCCATTGTCTGTTTCCCTTCCCTTGGCTGGCATGATCACAGGGCCGTCCAGCTCACGGACAGCGTGAAACCGTAACGCGCGTAGTTCGCCTCATCGCCCGGCCGCCGTTCCGGCTCGGTCAATGCGGACCCGTCGGCGACCCGCGCGATGCCGTACCCCGTCGGCAGCGTCACCGGCCGCTGGGTGTCCTTCAGATCGACGTGCTGCGCGGCCCGGATGATGGTCGAGGCGATCGAGGCGGCCCGCCCCCACGGGGGCCGCGACCTGCCTACGTTGGTGGCGTAGCAGTCGATCGACAGGACCGGCTGGCGCATCGGCACCGTGGGGTTGATGGAGCCGCCGACCACGAGGGCCGTGACGAAGCCGGTGTCGCCCCACGACAGTTCGAGGGTCTCCGGGTCGGGGCCCTGCAGTGTGGTGCCGGCGGCCACCCCGTAGGCGGTGACGATGTCGCGGATCCAGGCGAGGGTGACCAGCTCCGAGTTCGCCAGCAGTGGCAGCGCGAGCGCCATCACGCACCTACCGGGCGGTACATGGTTTCGCTGATCTCGTAGTCCCGATTACGACCCTTGTTCTCGATGAAGCCGAACCGCTTATAGAACTTGATCAATCGTGGCTTGCTGCCACCGAAGTCGGACGACGGGGTAAGCGCCACCACATCACCCTGGCGGTCGGCCAGTTCGACAAGTTGGCGCATGACGGCTGTCCCGGTGCCGGCCGACCGCACGGGCGCCACGATCGAAGACAGCACAATCACTCCGCTGGAAGTGCGAGCAACCGCGAGCTTCAGCCCAGGGTGCTCACTCCGCATGCGAGCGGCAAACGCCTCGACAGCACCCCGCTTTGCCTCGGGGGTGCGCGCCATGGCGTCGGCGACATGTTCCAGGCCGCGCACACCTGGCGCGTCAGTAAACTCGCCCGTAGCGGGGTTGCGTGGATGCTGTCGCTCCTGCTCCGGCCCCCAGTCCATCACGCACCGGCCAGGGAGCGGCGCTGATAGAGCGCAGGACGCATAAAAGGCTGCTCGGGGGTGCCCGGGTGGTGCACGACCGGGCCGAAGTACTCGCCCGTCTCAGGGTTGTGCAGCGAGTAGTCACCGCGCGCGCGGATGATGTGCGGCGGCGAGCCGTACTCGGTTTCTTGCCAGTGGTCGGTGCCGACCTCGACCACGCCGATCAGGTCACCCGGGTAGCGTTCCTTGATCGACTCGAACAGCTCGCCCGAGTCGTACGGGCAGCCGGCCCGCGCGTCGTCGGCGACCGCCTCGGTGACCCGCTTGACGTTGGCGCCCTGGTGGACCTTGAACCACGCCGGGTAGCCGGCGCTGACCCGGAGGTTCGAGTAGCGTGCGCTGGCGCGCGCCATGGGGACCACCCTCCTCTGCGTCGGCGGTCGTCGTGGTCGGCGCCCGGCCGGTCTGCCCGGCCTGGTGGGCTGCCCACCTGGTTTGTCAGGTTACCTTACGAACGGCCACGCGCCGAGAGGTGTGACCGGCCGGGTTGCTCGGCGTGGTCGGGTCGTCCACGGTGTCGAAGACGTAGACGGCGCCGGTGCGCTCGTCGCGGATCCGGTCATATTTGCGCAATTCGTAGGTGGGCGCCATCCGCAGCGTGTATGAGCGCACCTGGTCGGTGCGCCCGTTGACCGGCCGTGAGCGGGAGTTGAACGGCCCTTCCATGATCGAAGCCGGCACCCGGTCGTAGACCACGATGTCGACATCCACGGGGTCGTCGAACCGGTCGGTGCCGGCGCCGCGTAGCACCGTCACCGTGGTCCCGGCCCGCCATGTCATGACCACACCTGCCCGAATCGCTGCGACATCGGGTCGGCGCCCCCGGCCCGCAGGGAGGTGCCGTCGCCGCCCATCGGCGCCCAGACGAACGAGTCGTCGCGCACCGCGTCGTCCCGGTTGCCGGTGTCGACGACGACGCGCCGGCCGCCCCGGACCCGGATCGGCGCGTGCTTCCAGCTCACCTTCATGAGGCAGGAACGGGCCATCGGCGCCATGTACGCGGCGGTCGCGCTGGCGTGCTGCGCGCTCACCCCGTCGGCGGACACGCCGGTGACGTCCATCGCGTCGATGGCGTCCGGGTGCCGCTCCAGCCAGGCGGCCTGCCAGATCACCGCGCGCTTCAGGAACCGGGCGTTGCGGGTGGACACGGCCGTATCGTCGAGTTCGCCGTCGAAGCCGGCCGCGTCCTCCATGATGGCCTGTGCGACGGCGAGGTTCTCCTCGGAGACCTCGCGCCGGGTGACGGCGAAGACGTCGTCGAGCGTCGCCCAGGTGGCCATGGTCGCTCCCTACTCCGTGGTGCGGTTGATGGAGACCTCGTAGACGACGGTGCGCCGGTCGCCGTCGCCGTGGAAGCCGATGCGCAGGCCCGCGTACGGGGCACCCTTGGTCCGGTAGCCGTCCTCCCACGCCTTGTGGTGGGTCTCTTCGAGCAGCGTGCGGTGCAGGTTGTCGTCGATGCCCCGGAAGCCGACGAGGAACTCAGCCCGGTAGCCGCCGGGGAACTCGCCGGTGCGCCGCTTCGGGGTGGCGCGGACCTGACCGGCCGCCGGGCCGGAGGCTGATTTCGGTCCGGCGGCCGGCGGCTTCGGTGCGGCCTCACGGGCCGCGATGGCGTCGATCGACATGGGCGCCGGGTCGCGGTCGGCGTGCGGCACGTAGGCGGGAACGTCGACCGGCTGCTTGGCGGCCTCGCGCAGCTCGCCCACAGCCTGCGCCACCTCGTCGTCGAGGTCGAGACCGTCCTCGTCGCCGTCCTCGTCGTCGGGCTCGACCACCGCCGGCAGGTAGTCGTTCTGCCACGCGGTCAGCTTCTCGATCAACTGGATGTTGGTGTCGGAGACGGTGATCTCCAGACCCGGGCGGGCGTTGCACGCCTTGAGGAGCTGCCCCCGGTTCAGCGTGCTCGGCACAACGCGCGGGAACTGCTGGGTGAGCAGCTCCGGGTCGATCGTGGCCGGGTCGGTGCGGGGGTCGATCTGCGTAACGGTCATCTCAGCCTCTTCGTAAGTTTTCCGAACGAACCGTGTCCCGAGGGTACCGCCCCGGCCGGTCAGCCGTCACTGATCACCACGGCACGCTGGGGCGCGACCACCACGGACAGGTCGGGCACCACCGGCCGCACCGGCGTGATCGTGCCGGCCGCGTCGACCTCGGTGGCGGTGACCAGCAGCCGCTGCTTCTTCGGGGTGAGGATGCCCGCCGCGTCCGTCTCGGTGACGGTGGCCAGCGGGATGGTGAGACCGCCGGAAAGGGTGGTGAAGGTCAGCGTGAGCATGTACCGGTCGCTGGCTGACGCGTTTGTCCAGGTCACCGACGGCGACTCGGCTGCCGTACCGGCGTCGAGCCGGTACGCTACGTAGCCGATCACGCCCGCGCTCCCTGAACCCTGGAGGGTCTCCGCGAGGGGGGTGTAGCCGGCCGACCACACCGGGGCGGTCGGCAGCGGCGCCCCGAGACTGTGCAGCGCCGCGAACGCGATACACAGCTCGTTCGTCTCGGCGAGCGCGTCGGTCGAGTGTGGAGGGCTGCTCGACCCGGCACCGGTGGCGATGGTGGCCTTGGCGTTGTCGGCTGCGTTGATGTTGCCCCACCGCGACCAGATGACGGAAGTGTTGTGGTTGCCGGCGGTGGTGATAGTGACGAGCTGCGCCCCGGAGTCCTTGCGCCGGAAGATGTAGGCGCCCTGGCCGTCCACCGCCGTCGGTCCGGCCGTGAAGCCGGCCGGGGTCGATACGACCGTGTTCGAGTTGACGCACAGCACGTCTTCCTCGTTGGCGGCCAGCGCCGAGCCGAGGTCAATCACGTGGCCGGCGTTGCCATCCGCGAACACGAACGTGTTGAAGTCGATCAACGAGGCCGGCATGGTGGGGTCAGCTCGCGGTGAACAGGTCGGCGATGGCCGCGACCAGATCCGTGCCATCCGGGGTGGCGACGAAGTCATGCCACGTCAGCGGGATGAGTGTGGTGTCGTCGCCGGTGGTGGTGTCCGGGTCGTAGGCGATCAGCACATCCGAGACGGCGCTACCGGTCGCGCTCGACCACGTGACATCGTCGGCGTCAACGACCGCCTGATTGGCCGTATCGTCCACTGTGGATGACACGGCGGCGAGAGTCTTGCGCCCCATGGTGGCCTGCTCGTTGGTGGAGCCGGCGAGGATGGCGGCCACCGTGTCGAGATCGATCAGGGTGGCGTCCGCCTGCACGCCGGTCGCCTCGATGGGGATGGCGATCAGCGCGTCGTTGGTGCCGGGAAGCGAGGCGTAGTAGGCAACTCTGCCCTTGGACACGTTGAAAACGAAGCTACCCATGGAGAATCCTCGCCGCTAGCACTTGCGGGCGGCGCGGGAAGCCATCTTCGCCGCCGCCCCCTTGGACATGCCCCGCCGCCGCATTGCGGCCATCGTCTTGGACTTCACTGCCGTCTTACGCTTTGCCGCTTTCTTCGCCATGGCGTCCACCTCTTTCGGTTACAGCGCGAGCCACGTCCAGGTGGGCGCGGACGAGTAGGTAAGAGTGATGGTCTTCCCGGCGGGCACCACGACGGTGTGGCCGGTGGAGGTGTAGCCGGTTGCGGTGCCGGCCACCGCGATGGCGGAGACGGTGCCGCCGTTGACAATGACGACGCAGTCACGCGCGAACGGGTTGGTCAAAGGCGTGGTGCTGGCCGGCACCGATGGTGCGGCTTTCGGTCCGGGTTCGCCGCGCTGGCTGACGCACAGCACCTTGAGGTTGGCGCCACCGTTGAACACCGGCGCCGCGTCGAGCGTCTCCGTGTAGTAGACGACGCCGTGCAATGCGTTGTTGGCGTCGTCGACCCAGGAGCTACCGATCGACTCCATGGCGAGCTGACCGACGAACAGCGGCCACGAGGAGCCCGGGGTGGCCGAGGTCTGGAAGACGTGCTGGGCGGCCTCGACGGACATGTTGAGGATGGTGCAGCCGTGGAAGCTCCCGCCGCCGATGGCAATGAACACCGCCACGTTGGTATAGATGGCGGCAAATCTGCTCGCGGTGAAGTGCTCGCCGACCGACGTGGAGTAGTAGAACCCTTCGATTGCCACGTCGTCGAAGAACGCGCAGTCGTTGTTGCCGTTCTGCGGCGCGCGCAGGCCGATGCCGAGATCGTTGGTGGGGGTGGTCGTGATGCTGGGCGAACCGACCGCCGGGGCGTTGGCCAGGCAGGCGAGGGAGCCGCCGGCCTGCGCGCAGTAACGCAGGTCGACCGCGATGATGCCGGGGTTGACCGGCGCCATCACGGTGAGGCCCCGGAAGACCACCTTGAGGTTGCTGAAGATGCCGGAGCCCTGTGCGATGGTGGGCCCGCCAATGATGCTCGGCGCGAGCCACGTCGGGTCGGACGCCAGCCCGGTCAGCGTGGAGCGCACCACCGCGCCGGAGCGCTGGGCCACGGTTTGCTGCCAGTGCACGAAACCGGTGGCGTCCTCGGTCTCCCCCCGAAAGACGATGATGAATTTCTCATCGGTTGTAGCGACGACCGGTAGGGGGATCTGCGCGTTGCCCTGGGTGGCACCACCCTTGGTGGTCGCCGCCGAGACGATGTACTCCCCGACCGGAAAGAAGATCTCCGCGTACGAGGTGCCGCTCGCCGTCTCGGCCGTGAACGCCGCGCTGACCGCCGCGTTGATCGAGGCGGTGTCGTCGGTCGAGCCGTCGCCCTTGGCGCCGTACAGCTTGACGTTGTAGCGGCCGGGTTTGGCTGTGAGGTTCGTCCAGTTGGTCAAGGCGAACGTCGAGCCGGACGTGTGAGCGGTCGTGCAGTAGAGCAGCTCCCCGCCGAGGGTGACGAGGTCACCGACGGCGTACGCGGTCGCAGCGGCCCACGCGCCGCGCACGTTGATGGTGCTGGCCGGCGGCAGCCAGCTCACACCCTCCGCCACCGTGTCGTCGGTGGTGAGCACCCGGCCGTTGGCGGCGGCAGCCAGGCGGGTGATGAGGCCGGCGCCGGTGCCGACGATGAGGTCACCCTTGGTGGTGACCACCGTCTTGGCGATGGCGCCCACGTCGTCGGCGTCAAAGCCGGTGATGATGCCGGACTGGCCGTTGATGCTGTTGACGACGGTCACGGGCGTTGCCTCCCGGGTGGTGGACGACCGGAGGCGGGCCACGCCGTACAGCAGTCGTTCGGTGCGGTCGCCGTCAGTGATGATCAGGTCGTAGACGCCGCTGCGCCACGCCATGGCCGAGGTCAGGTAGTCGGGCACGCTCGCGGTGACCTGGGCGGTGGCGCCGTCCACCGCGACGTCGGCGGTGGCGAGCACCGTGGCGGAGTCGGCGGTGGGCCGGATCTGCATGGCGCCAGTCCACCCGGCCAGGTCAGTGCGCGGGTCGACCCCCCCGGCGTCGAGGACCTCGGCGACGATCTCAAGGGTGGCACCCTGCTCGACGAGGATGTCCAGGCGGGTCGCGACCATCCGGGCCCCTTTCCTCGCCGCTGGATGTGGATACACCCGGCGGCGGTGGCTCGCCGCCGGGTGCGTCCGGGTGGGCCGCGCGCACTTCCACGCGCGGCCCGTCTGCCCCGTGGGGGCTACTAGTCGGTGAGGCGCTCCAGGACGGCCGCCGCGTTCGGGTGGGTGAGCTGGAAGGCACGCCGCGCCCGGAACTTGATCGCGTAGTTGTCGCTGTCGTCCTGAGCGCGCGCGTCGTCGGCCAGGGTCTCAGGACCGCTGCGGTCGCCGCGCGCCAGGTAGCGCTGGTTGACGAAGTACAGCAGGTCGTTGCCGGTCGGGGAGCCCGACAGGGTCGGCGTGGACTTGCAGCCGCGCGACCACATGATCGGCGTCTGGAACAGGGTGTCCGGGGTGCCGTTGCCGGGCAGGCCGCCGCCGCTGGTGAAGATCGGGCGGCCCTGCGCGTCGACACACAGGCGCAGCGCGTCACGCCAGCCCGGGTGGGCGATGACCACCATGTCGGGCTGCGACCAGTACTTGCCGGTTTCCACCTTCTTGAAGATGAAAGACAGCTTCTCGTACAAGCTGGTCCCAAGTGGGGTGGCCGGCAGCGAGATGAGGTCGTCGTCCCACGTCGTGTAGTTGTCGTCGGCGGTGTACCCGATGTCGCTTTCGGTGGTCCGCAGCCGGCGGTACGCCGAGGTGAAGGGGATCGTGGTCCCGTTCTCCGCGCCGGTCGTGCCGAGGCAGGCGTTGTCGAACACGTCGGCGTAGGAGATCGCCCAGTCGAGCGCCTTCGTGCCGAGCACGTCCATGCGGCTGGAGGCGTCGGCGAGGTCGTCCTCGTCGATCTGGACGCGGGCGATGAACCGGCGCGCGGTCAGCGTGGTCTCGTCGTTGGTCGAGGCGTCGTCGGTGTAGGTGGTGTTGACCGTGACCGTGACGCCGGCCGAACGCGGGATCGACTTGGTCTTCGAGCCCATCCGGACCCGGCGGCCGACCCGCTCGATGACGGATTCCATGCGCACCCGCTGCACCACGTCCGAGTCGTACTCGATCGGGATCCAGTCGGTGATGGTGATCGGCGCGCCACCGGCGGCGGCCCAGATGGGCAGGCCGGAGGGGGTGACGCCGAGCAGTTCGGGCTTGAGCAGGGCATCGCGGTCGGGCTGCACGTCCCAGACCATGCGGGAGCCGGTGCGCGTCATGGAGGCTTCCTTTCGCTCGCGCACAATCGGGAGATGATCGATTGCTCGTCGCGAGCGAGGGGCGGCCCACCCGTCACGGGTGCATTGCGCCTACCTGATCACGCATGGTACGTCAGTTGTCCTTACTAACCAAGCGCGACCATGCGAAAACGCCCACCGTCCCCCGTAAAGGACGATGGGCGTTCGGTGGTGATATGCGGCTGTCTACGTAAGCGCAGCCTGAGCTTACGCGTCCGGGGTGACCTCGGTCGGCTCGCCCGCCACGATGTTGACCCGCTCGGCGAGGCCGGCCACGACGGTGACACCGAGGTCGCCGGTCAGGCTGCCGACGGTCGGCGAGGATACGGCGACGTGCACGTTGGCCGCGCCGAGGGTGCCGGTCGCGGCGACCGTCGCCGTGCCGTCGCCGTGGTCGGTCACGTTGAGCACGGTCGGGTTGTCGGTCGTGTAGCTGACCGTGGCGTCGCCCGGGTCGTCGACCGGGTTGCCCACCTCGTCGGTGAACTGAACGTCGACCTCGACCTGCTTGTCTGCCTTGAGATCCATGATGAAATCCACCTTCCGTGGGGTCGGCCCGTAGGGTGGGCCCTTGACGATGCGATCCGCCGGGCCGGTGTCGCGGGGCGCACCCACGTGCCACACGAGGCGGTGCCGACGCAGCCCGTACACGTGCAGGTTGATGTCGAGGGCGGCATCGCCCAGTTCGATACGCATCAGGTCCTCCACTGTCCGGTGTGTCGTTTCGGAGGATACCCCTCCCGGCTGAACGGTGCGTTAGTCCCTGTCGCCGCGTCCCCACGGCAGCCAGGCCCGCACATCACCGGGGCGGCCACCGGGGCGTTTCTGCACGAACAGCAGCGTGAGGAAGCGGTCACCCTCCTCAAGGCGCAGCTCGCGGTCGGGGTTCTTGGCGACCTCCAGGGTAAGGAAA